TCAGTCTTGAAAGAAGCTCTCAAAATCTTTGAACATGTCTCGAACGACCAGAGGAATATCGACCAAGCTCATCTCATCGATCACTCGGGTCTCTGTAACGGTTACCCCAAACTCAGCCTGTATCGCCTTCACGATGTTGGAGAAGGCATCCTTGCCTGGGACCTTCGCCCTGCGAAACTCCGGCTCCTTCCAATTCTTTCCGAATTCCTCTAACGCCAAGGAGAAGATACTGGGTAGGTTCGATTTAGGTTTTTTTGTCAGCTCATGTTCAACGAATTTGGCGGCGATCTTGTGCGAGGTTTGTTCCTTGAAACCTTCGATTACCGAGCTATAGATGGACTCGATCCTTGCCTCCCATCCAAGAGGTAACTGTGCTCGCGCATGCTTCCCGACTGCATTTTTAATGGCGTCTGGAACGAGAAGTAGATTCTCGATTTCCTTGACTGGGAGCACGAAGCAGAGGACATCGCTCCCCTTTAGTTCGTCGACAAATTCCTGTACCTCCGCGTCGCTTCGATAGTCTCGATCGAACAGAGAGGCAACCTTCACCTCGAACTCGAAGAACTGATTGAATACCCACGCCGACGTCGAGACCCTCGTCCAGTTCGCAAAACCGTCAGTCTTCATTAACGTAACGGATGAATCCGATAACAACTCGGAGCTGCTTACGACCTTGGCTAGTTTCGCCAGCAATCGCATGTCTTGGCCCTCGACATACAGCACCTTCTTTGTCCGAGCCAGACGCGCGAACTGTGCGTTTTCGGAGCTTCCAATAGCTTCGTAGACCGCGGAGAAATCATCATCGTTCCTGATACGCTTCGCTGATCTGGCTCCGGGTCGAAGGATCAGCACATCGCTAGGGTCCACGTCGTTGATTATTTCGGTCGAATGAGTGGCGATAAAATACTGCCCCACCCTCCGGGAGACGATCTTAAGCAGCCGATGCTGCAGATCCGGATGCAGGTACACGTCCGGTTCGTCGAGAACGAGTACTGAATTCTGCCCAGCATTTTGAAGGTGCATCATCGTCTGCATCCACACCTGAAAGCCGAAACCGGCCCACTGGACCTCACGAACTTTCGGGCCATCTCGGAAATACATCCTGACAATGGTTTTACCGTCGGCTCGCTCAAGTTCGGGCTTTTGGATTCGAAGACCAGGCCACCCGAGTTCGACGAGGTCTGCGAACGCCTCGAATTCGCTGGCTTGTTGCCGATACCAGAATGTACGGAAGCTTCGACTGGCAAGCCGTCCAAACCGATTGCGCTCCACTGTCTCTTCCGTAACGAACTCTTCGTTTTGCTCCAGCGGGCTCAGGGTTGGCACTACAACGATGTCCAGCGGAAAGGCTCGCTTGAGAACGCCAGCCGATCGTTGAACCCGAATATCTGCAACTAGATAACATTCGACGTCGCCATCTGGAGGAATGTTCATCTTCAAGATTGTGCCGTTTGAAATCTTTATGTGGATCCGTGCTGGGCCCTCTTCAAAGTTATGAACACAATATCTGAGGTCGGTCTGAATAACCGTCGGCGGCACCTTGTACGTCGGACAGACGCCATCGCTGCCCTGAGATTTCAACTCGGGCTTCCGTCGGTTCGCAAACCGCAATACATCGAAAGCAATCCGGAGCGCGTCCAATGACGTCGATTTGCCAATGTTGTTGGGTCCGACCAAGACATTCTTTTGCCTCGCCGAAATACCGAAGTGCGGATAAGTCTTGAAGTCGAAAAATTCCAGAGATTTGATGAGCATGTGCAACCAACGCCGAGGTAGGAATGTTATTCGTTATACGAGTGATTCTGGCTAGATTGCTACCACTGATGTTCAGCGAGCGGTCAGCGCACCACAGCAGGCTTTAGTCCAAAGAAACGTACTTACCAACCAACGGCTCACTGCCCCTCTGAGCATGATGACCGCTATGGGCCGGTAGCGGGCGAGCCTCCGTCACCGCCGAAATGCACAAAGGCAGAGCCACCGGCATTCTTGGACGTAGCACAAGCGCCTTTATAATTTCATCGGTGCAGTTGACGGAACTCCCTTAGTGCCGCCTCGCGCCGCCGGTCCAGATAATCGGCCAGATCCTGCAAATAGACGCCTTTCTGGCACTTCTGAGAGGTTTCCGCCCTCACAACCGGCAGGGCGATTTCGCCAGTTCCGACCTTCCGAAGAAATTTGTCAGGCGTGAGGTGATTGAAATAGTCGCGGCAGACGTCTTCGACAGGGATGATCGCCTTGCCGCCATACTGGGCGAAGAGCAGGAAGGATGTCGAAAAGACCTGGTTGGAAATTGGGTCGGGCGTCTTCATCTCTACGCTTCCTCACATGCGAATGCTGGCCCGCCGTTGTGGCCTATCATGCCGCGGTTTGCCTGCTCACGTCGCTTGGCGTTTTCCTTGCGGGTCACCATTTCGACGTGATCCTTTTCCGGCCGCACGCAGAGTCGATTGCGGCAAGCGTGGACCGGTTCTTTTTTGCCCGGGATATATCCGTGCTCGTTGGTCCACATGGCGATGTGGACTGCGACCGTCTGGCCGTCGAGGGACATGCGAGGGTAGCCCTTGCCTCGACCGTTCTTGCCGGAGTCAGGACCGGTCCAGACATAGCAGCCGGTCACCGGGTCGATCCAAACCCGCGCCATAATCTTCGCTCTGATGCGATCGCGCCTGCTGCTCATCCGCGGCGCCTCCAGGCATCGAAGTGGCCGCGCAGGTCGCACCAGCGTTCTGCGGCTGCGGGATTGTCGTTCAACTGCCGGCGCGAGCCGATGCCGAGAACGGAGCGGACTTTCGTGGCGGCGCGCTCATCCGTGAGGGGGCGCTCGAGGCCGTGGCATTCCTCAAGGAATTTCTTGAACGCCGGTTCGCCGCACTTGATGGCGCACTCGGCAGCATAGTTCTTTTCCGGCCGCTCCTCGTAGCAAGCGAGCGCGCGCGTCTTCTCGGCCAGCCGATCGACGAGGCGGCTGTAGATCCGCAGCAAGAACTCGATGTCGGCGTGGGCGTGCAGGAGAAATTCCTCATCCTGCCAGCCGCATTCCTCAGTGACGGTGACGACAGGCGACAGGGAGGCACCTGGTAACAGGCGGGCGAAGAGCTGGCGCTGGCCGCGTGCCCTGACCTCCACGGTCCAGTCGCCGCTCGCCTCACCATGGCGGGCGCGGATCTTATCCAGGTGTATCTGATCGGGAGACGGGCCGGCATTCATCGGCGGGACTCGTCCTTGATGATCTTGACCTTGCGGATGGCGCCGGCCGGGACGCCGCGGAGGGTGGCATCGAGCTGGCGCGCGTAATCGGCGTCGCTGGCGTCGAGATCGAGCGGGGCGATCTCCGGATCTTCGAAATGGATGCGGAAGGGCAGGAGATCAGGCATCAAGGCTGCTTCGTTGACGCGCTCGACGATGAAGAGGGCGATCGCCAAAGCCTCCTCGTCGGGGCGCTCGTTGTTCACGTCGACGGTGAAGACATCGCAGCCGTGGCGATCGAGCACGACGCCGATATCCGTCTCGGAAAGGCGGAGTGGCAGCTCCACGTTCTGGTCGAGGAAGGCCGTGCAGATGGTTCGGTGGCTGATGGGTTGAACCGTTGCAGATGCTGTATTGAATGCTTCGATGGCGGCGTGGTGAAGGGTGCCTATGCTCATGCCCGCGCCTCCAGCGCCCTGACGTGCATGGTGATGCGCGGGACGGAGATCGGGCGAATGTCGTAACCGCCGATCTCGCGGGAAGCCCGGGTGAAGACGACGGTGCGGCGGCCATCCTCATGGATGCCGCGATGCTCGGCGGCGTTCCAGCCCCAGCGGCGTTCGGCGACATAGTCTTGCATGACATACTCGGCGACGCCGAAGGCCAGCGCCAGGCGCGGGACCGTCATGCCCGATAGGTAGCCGGCGCGCACGGCTGGCTCTTTCAGAAGCGCCGTCGAGGTGGAAAGGCCTGATGGCGGAACGGGACTTCGGACAAGGTTGGCCATTCTGGTTTCCTTGGGGTCAGCTACGGGAAGGGGTGAGGAAGAGATCGAACCAGAGTTCTTGCAGGCGCTCGCCGTCGATGCCGTGCGACGTGGCAATTTCGAGGAAGGTGCGATCAGGTGTGAAGTAGCGTCGAGCAGCGCCGAGCGCTCGGCGACGGTGAGATCATGGCCGCGCAGGCCGACGGCCGGCATGGCGCTGGCGTGCTGGTGGCGCGTGGCGGCATCGTGGCCAACTGGAAGGGCGAATGGCTGGGGCATCAACGGCCCTCCTGTGAGAGCCGCTTGTCGAGCTCAGCTACCGCGCGCAGTTTCAGCTCGCGGCTCTGCCGGTCAGTGAGCCCTTGCTCTTCCCAGCAAACGCAAAGGGCGATGACTTCGACAAGCTTGCCGGAGGGGGCTTTTGTCTCATCGAAACGAGCGACTTCGAAACGATCCATGTCTTCGCCCTCAGATCTTCGCGTCGGAAGCGTACTGCCATTCCTTGCGGAAGGCCGTGGTTCCGGCCAGCGCTGCGGACATGAGAAACGCAATCGAGAGTGCGAGGATGGCGCAGGCGAGAAAGAAGCGATTGGGGCTCGCTTCGAGCCGTGCCTTGTTGTGTCCGGTGAAATGCTCAGTCATGGCCAGAGCCTCCAGAGCAGGATCAGTTGAAGGGGGAGAGTGTAGGCGAGGCCGGCGAGCGCCCCGCGCGTGAACCACAGGGGCAGGGGCTCACGGCGGCGCGCCCTCTTCGTCATGGTGCTACGCCGCTCGGGCCATGGCGGTGGCGAGTTCGGTGGCCCGCTGGCCGAAGAGCTTAACCTGTCGTTCCGAAAATTTTCCGGTGAGGATCAGATCTCGATCTGTGCAGCCCTCTCCGATCGAGCGCATCGTCTCTGCCATGCGCTCAATGGTGTTCCTGGTGCGAATTCCGCCGTTCGGTTGCATGTTGGTCTCCGGGGTTCGAGGAAGATGACCTCCCGGCGGCGCGGAGACTCAAAGGCGTGGTTTCCGCGCCGCCCTCACTAGGAGGAGTGATGCGGACAGTAATGCGGCTAAATATCCGCTGTCAACCACCGAATGCGGCTAAATAACCGCACAATGATTAATCGTGATGTGTTCGGCTGCGGCAGCATCGCGAATCAGAACACAAAAAAACCCGCGCTCGCGGGTTTCTCAGCGGCACTCTCGCCCAGCTTTTATCTGACGGTACCGAACTTGCGGAGCACGCGGCCGACGATAAAAAGTTCTTCGGCCGGCCATTCTTTCTTCGCATGTCGAGGGTTGTCTGAAATCACAGATACGGTCTGCATTTCCGCGCCAGGAGCGCTAGAGACCTCTATGCGTTTTACAACCACGCCGCCAATCTCGTCGAGGACCGCATACAGACCGGGCGGCGATGGCCAGCGGTGACGTGTATCGATGAATACCACGTCGCCCTCATCCAGAGTCGGCTGCATCGAATCACCTTGGACGGGGAAGACTGCTACGTCGTGCGCAGACAAACCAAGCGCGGTAAGTATTGGAGGTGGTAGGCGCCAATACTCGCGCACATGCTCGGCCGCAAACGTCATCCCGTGGCGTCCAGGGACACCCTCCGACACAATGCTAAGACCTCCCCCACCCATGCCGCCGGTGATGTCAATTTGCGCTGAAGCGTCGGTAGGTATTCCCCTAACGCCGGTCTCCGAGCCAATCGTCATCAGTTGTTCCACGTCCTCGCCACTCGGATTATCAGGATCGTAGGAGGACACGACCGGGCGCTTGTTGGTCGTCGAGAGCAAGGTCGTTATGGATACATCCAGTCCTTTTGCAATCTTCTGAAGCGTTTCGCCGCGGGGCGACGCGCCTCCTCGTTCAAATAGCTTGCGGAAATAGCTTCGTTCGAGTCCTGCGGCGCGCGCCGCACTCTCGTACGTCATGCCCTTCTGCTCGATGATCTCTTTGAGTTTCTCAATCACTGTCTTGCTCATGCGCGGATTATCGTCCGCAGCGCTTGTTTGTGAATGCGGTCTTTCAGGCTTGACAAATGCGGTTATTTAGCCGCATTCATGTCCGCATGAACTTGAGACAGCAAATCATCGCGGTGGCGGACACCTTTGCCCAAGCGCGCGGAATCGGTCGGAAGCGGGTTTCTACCTTGGTCCTGAATCGAGGTTCGAAGCTCGATGACATCGCGACGGGTGGCGACTTGGCAACGGGTACTTTTGAACGCGCCATGCTCTGGTTGTCTGAAAACTGGCCGGAAGGGGCTGAATGGCCCCCTGGCGTGCCGCGTCCTGTCCTTCAGACGGAGGCGGCCGAATGAAGTTTCCCCAGCAAGGTACCGGTTACCTCCTCCCGACTGGCGACCTTGCCGGCTGGCAGGGACGCGCCCGATTTCGGCGCGTCCCTGTCTCTGTTTTTCCCTCTGCCTATCCATGCGGCCCTCCGTGATCTGATGGGCTGACCCTACGCCGCCGGCGCGCGGCCTTCACGGAATCCTTTCGGTTGATTTTTTCCTTGACCCAAACTCAGGGGTGTTTTCGTGCGTGCAATTTCTGACGAACATGCATCCGTCATCAAGGCCGCCACGGCTGCGGCTTACGAGGCGCTCGGTGGGGTGAGCCGGGCAGCCGAGGCGCTCGGCGTCGCTTCCTCGACGCTGACCAAATACGCCTCCACGGGCGAGGAATGGCGCGACAGCTTCATCCGCCTCGATCTTGCCGCCGAACTGGACCGGCGGTGCGATCATCCCTTCCTGCTCACCGCCATGTCGCGGATAGTGAAGGACGAACACGTCTCCAGCTTCGGAGTGGTCACCGCGAGCGCAGTCCTGCGCCTGGATGGCGTTCTCGACGATGTCGTACGTGCGGTCGCTGCGGCGCTCGAAGATGACGATCACATCGACGCTGCGGAACGACAAGCTATCCGCAACCGCATCGTTGCGGCTCAACAATATCTGGCCCGCCTCGACGCCATGATGATGGTGGGTGCCCGCTGATGCATGGCAAACCCAAGAACTCGACCATGACGGTAACGGCCATCTGCGCGCTGTTGCCGGACGACCCGGAAGCCGCCGTCAGCGTTGTCACAGTTGCCTGCGCTGCTGCCGCCATCACGGCCGGGCTGGACGACGAGGCAACGGTCCACGGCCTGCGCGCGGCGCTCATATCCATGCGCGGGAACGGGTTCGGCGACATTGGTCGCAAGGGGGTGCACTGATGGAGCGCGCCACCCTTTTCCCCGCGTGCTGGACTGCCAGTGGGCCGGTCGGACCGCGCTGCATTGCATTGTTGCGGCGGGTGCGGGCGAGCGGCGACGCATACACGCTCATCCGCAACGTCGACCGTGATGCCGTGGTCAAGGCGCTCGCCGCCGGCTTCGTCGCCTGGGTCGGCCGTAGCCGTGAGGTCGTTCGGCTGACGGCGAGGGGCGCGGAATATCTCGATCGCCTGGCGAGGGTGGAATGAGGTTTTCTGCCCCGCCCTTAAGCTTCTCCGTGCCGTCGTCGCTGGCGGGGGCCACGCCGCTCTCCCGCCAGGTCCTCGTCGAGCGCGTCCTGACGCTCTGGCTCCAGGAGAACCGCGACACGCACTCGATCGCCGCCGAACTCGGCATCGACGAAGACGAGGTCTGCAAGATCATCGAACAATCGGAAGGAAGAAGGCCGTGAGCGATCAGCTTCCGAAGCTTGGGCCGAAGGCGCGCGAGATCGTCGATGCAGTATTGCGGGAAGGCATCTATCGCGCATCGAAAGAGTCCGAAATCGCCGTTTGCCGCAATCTGAACAGCCGTCAGCTCCTCTCTCGCGACAGGAAGGATGGTGCGGTCTGGTATCCGACGGCGAAGCTCTGCGAGCTTGCCGGCGTGACGCCGCCGGAAATTGGGCAGGGAGGCGAGGGCGGACCTGGCGCGCTGGAAACGGGTGCCGATCGCCTCCCTGCGCCGTCCGAGATCGAGGCTTCGCCGACGGCGGACCTGCCGCCGTTGACGCGCCTGCCGCATCATCCGCTTGCCGCCCTTTTCCCCATGTTGCCCGACAACGAGCTGCGGCGGCTCGCGAACGATATCGAGGCGAACGGCCAGCAGGAGCCGGTGTGGCTGCTAGACGGCAAGATCCTCGACGGGCGGAACCGCGAGGCGGCGTGCCATCTCATCGGTATCGACGCCTGGACGAAGGAATATGAGGGCAAGGACCCGCTTGGCTTCGTGCTCTCGCTCAACCTCCATCGCCGGCACCTGACGGAAAGCCAGCGCGCCATGGTAGCGGCGCGGATTGTCGATTGGGAGCGTGGCATCAATCAGAACACAGCCGGGGATGCAAATTTGCACGCCCGCGAGGCCGGGCGCCGGCTCTCGATCTCCGAGCGCGCGGTGAAGGCGGCAAAGCGGGTGCGCGACCACGGCGTCGAGGCTCTTTCCGATGCTATCCGCGACGGGCGGATCTCCGTCCATGCCGGCGAGGCTCTGAGCCACCTGGAGCGGGCGGCGCAGGAAGAGGCGCTGCGGCTCGAGGAAAAGGAGATTATCCAGCGCGCCAAGGAAATCCGCCAGAAGCGGCAGGAGATCCGTCATGCCGTGCGGCTGACGCATATGGCGCATGTGGCAGAGACCGGCTCGTCGACTACGGGCAAAGTTGGCCAGAAGTTCCCGGTCATCTATGCCGATCCGCCGTGGCAGTTCGGCGTGCGCTCGGAAGTGACGGGGCGCGCGAAGAGCGCCGAGAACCACTATCCGACCATGCCGACGGATGCGATCTGCGCGCTCTTCGACGAGATCGGCGCACCGGCCAAGGCGGATTCCGTCCTCTTTCTCTGGGCGACAAACCCGATGCTGTCGGACGCTTTCCGCGTCATGGCGGCGTGGGGCTTCACCTATGTGCACCACTGGATCTGGGACAAGGAAGTGGCCGGAACCGGCTACTGGGGCCGCGACCGGCACGAGCTGCTGCTGATCGGCAGGCGCGGCGACCCGGTTTCGCCACTGCCAGGCTCGCAACCGGAGACGGTCTATCGCGAGCGGAAGGGCAGGCATAGCGCCAAGCCCGATTACTTCGCCGAGCAGATCGAGCGGCTCTATCCCGCCATGCCACGGCTGGAAATGTTCTGCCGCAGCCCGCGCCCGGGCTGGAAGGCGTGGGGGTTTGAGGCGGCGACAGGGGAGGCGGCTGAGTGACCTCCATGCTTCCCATCATCGAGGACCTCGCCGATGCGCCGGACCATAAGGCGCGCGCGCGCTGGCTGCTCGAAGTGCCCCTCGCGGTGATCATTCGCGACCAGGTGACCATCCACCGGCTGCTCTCTGCGGCCGGTTTTCACGAGGGCCTTGCCTACTTCGCAGCCGAGATCTCGGCGCTTTCGGCGAGGCGCGGCCGTGACGGGCTTGCGCCGAACACAATCCGCATGACGCGGGAACACGCCCGCATCGGAATTCAGATCATCGCGCGCGGGGGTGCGCTGGAGGGGGCAGTTCTATGATGAAACTAGTACGAGACAGCAATGCCAATTTCCTTGGCGGCTTCAACAAACGCCCGGCGTGCCAGGTAAGAGGGGGATTGGCCGATCAAAACGTCGGCGCACGTCTGCACGGCAAAGGTGTAAGCCGACCCGTTTACTACCGGCCATCGGTTACTCAACAATGTGGCGGCGCTTCGCGTCGTCGCGACACTTTCAATAAAGCCTTTGTCCGGCAAACGGACAAGCACTGCTTCACTCCACGGACCGACATTCATGGCGAGCCTCAATTGCGCGATGCGGCTCAAACGTTGCGTCAGTTGAATAGTTCCGGCAGAGAGCTTGTGACCACACGGTTGGCCCAAAGGGCGCCTTCATGGGGCGTGGAATGAGCCAGGAAGCCACAATCCGACGCGGTGTGCGCAATGCGCGCTATGCGGCAATACCGAACCATGTCTTTGAGGATGCGCGGCTGTCGATGGAGGCAAGATGGCTCTTGAGCTACCTGCTTTCGAAGCCAGACAACTGGACCGTCGTCATCGGCGATATCATCAAAAAGGGCAATTGCGGGCGCGACAAGGCTCGCAAGATGATCGCCGAGTTGGTCGACATTGGTTATGCAGAGCGCGAACAGCAGCGCGAGGACGGCAAATTCGGAGCTTCTGTGCTCGTGATCTTCGACGAGCCGCGCTGCGCCACCGCCGCTGAGAACGCCGCCGAAGCGTCTGGTGTTGCAATTCTACCGCAGACGGATTTACCGGCGACGGCATTACCGGCGCCGGTTTCGCCGGCGCCGGTAAAATCGGCACATAGTAATAACTCAGATTCAGCAAATACTGATTATCAGAATCTGAGAGAGGGCGGGCGCGATGCTTCGGAAGATGGGCAGGAGCCGGAAGATCCGAGGAAGATCGACGCTGCCTTCTGGGCGCTGGTGAAGGATTGGCCCGGCTTCGCCGGCATGCCGAAAGAGCCGGCGAAGCGGGCGTGGCTCGCGCTGACGGCTGACGAGCGCCGGGAAGCGTCCGAGCGCTTCGCGCGGTGGCTGCAGCTGCTGAAGGCGCAGAAGAAATCCCACACCCCGGCACCATCGACCTACTTCGGCGAAAAGCTCTGGTTGGATGTTCCCGCGCAGGATGTGGCGGCGAAACCTGCGAACGCCATGGCTGCGCCATTCGGCAAGCTCTGGTCGGCGACGCGGTTAGCCGAGCTGCTGCTGCCGCCGTCTGGGATCGTCGCTCCTCCGACGAAGTTCGAGCAGATGCAGATCGACGCCGGGCAGGTGTCCCTTGCTGACGTGATGGCCGAGAAGCGCATGCGGGCAGGATGGCCGTCGGTGAACAGCATGCAGGAACGGGCACGCTCGGCGCAGGGCTCGATGTGCCCGCTGGCGCTTGAAGAGGCGGGGCAGGGCTTTCAGGCGGTGAAGCGTGAGGGCGATCTGCTTGCCGCGTGGCAGCGTGAGCACAAGCGGCGCGGCTGGCCCTTTCCGGAAGGGCGCTTGCCTGAGTGGGTCTATTTCCCGGCGATCGAGGGCGAGGGCGATCTCGACTTCCTCGTCGCCGAAGCAGTCGAGCGCTACCGAGAACGAATTTCCGACTATCTCGCCAACAGGAGCAAAGGCGATGATCATGCAGCGTAGCACGTTTACCGGAAGCCCGATTGCGCTGCAGGGCCCTGATCGCTTCGCCGATCGGATGCGGAGAATCAGCGATGGTCTGCTCGACGAGGGCGCGTTGGTCACGGCGAATCTCCGAATCAGCGGCGGTAAAGCGCCTTGGTTTGCGCTTCGGGTCTGGACGGGTCGCGAGAAGATTGTGGAAAAAAGCCTCGATGCCATGGGCGTGCGATCGCTCGTACCGATGCGGAAAGGCCCCGACTTGCGCCGTCGCGGTCGGGTGATCGAGGGGCAGATGATGCCCGTGATCCATGGTTATGTTCTCGTGCAGATGATGGCGCTGCCCGAATATCTCGCCGGATTGCTGGGCGTCGAGCATGTGATTGATGTGCTTGGCGGGTGCGAGCGACCCATGCGCCTGAGCGACAAGGAAGTCAGCAGATTCAATAGTCTGGCTCGCAAGGGCAACTTTGATTGGGAGCGCCCTGTTCACCTGGTGGTGAGAACTGGAGATCCGGTCTGGATCACGGCTGGGCCCTTCTGCGATCGAAAGGCAACCGTCGTCACGCCCAGCAAAAAGGGCCGTGGTGATGTGGTGGTGTCGATCGACTTCATGGGCGGCGAAGTGCCGGTGACAGTGCCTCTTGCTTTGCTGAAAAAGTTATGAGAGTCATCTTGCCATTGGATGAGCTGATGATCCTGCAGTGAGCCTCTGAGAACGCACGAGAGTGCGGGGCAAAAAGCCCGAGGTCGGTACACCGGTCAGCCCCAGCCCTGAAAGACTCGGAGCCGAGGCAACCGATTCAGGGCAAGTGCGAAAGCTATGACCAGATGACAGGCGGCCGAGAGGTCGCCTTTTTCGTTTAAAGGATATGGACATTTTTCGGAGTTTCTGATGATCGAAGCTCAGATCAAAGTCGATCTCCGGCAGTTCAATCGATCCCTGACGGACATCGAGCGAAAACAGCTTCCCTATGCCATCATGCTCACGCTGAACGAGACGGCCAAGGGTGGTCGCCTCGAAGTCCAGCGAGAGATGGATCGGGTTTTTGATCGGCCCACCCCTTACGCAAAGCGGGGCGTCGTCTATGACCGCGCATCGCGGCAGAACCTGCGGGCGGCGGTTGTCGTGACCGGCGACCGCACCAAGGGCGGATTGCCTGCAACGGCATTCCTCGGTCCGCAGATCGAAGGTGGCATGCGCACCCATAAGGCCTTCGAGCGGCAGCTCGTCGATCGCGGATTGATGCAACGGAACCTGGTGGCCGTGCCAGCAAAGCGGGCGCCGCTCGATCGCTACGGCAACATGACGCAAGGATTTCTGAACCGCGTCATGGCCGACCTGCAGATCGACTATCGTGGTGCTGGCGCGACCCGTACCCGCACATCATCGTCGCTCAAGCGGAACAAGAACTACAAGAACGCACGGTTCTTCGTGCCGAAGCAGCCTTCGCACCTCTACCCCGGCGTTTACCAGCGCGATCCGGCAACGGATGCCATCCATCCGGTGATCCTGTTCGTGCCTCAGGTCTCGTATCGCATCCGCCTTCGTCTGCGCGAGGTCGTCGAGCGCTATGTGGTCGGCAATGTCCACGATCATTTCGCCGTCGCCTTTCAGCGGGCGGTTCGGACGGCCCGATAGGCCGCTCCGACGGTTCATGGGTCCTTCCTGGCATCCGTCCCCCTGCGGGTATTTGGCACGGCGAAGGTTGTCCAGTCTGAGCGATTTTTTAAAGCCTAAGGTCAGAGCCTAAACTAAAGAGCCGGGCTAAAGAACGAGCGTTCCTAAAGATGAGCCTTGCAGCTGACATCATGACGAAGAGCGCGTTTGCGGCTCATGTCGGCGTCAGTGCCGGGCGCATCTCGCAGTACATCGCCGAGCGGAAGATCTTCGGTGAAGCGCTCGAAGGCGAGGGGCGGAACGCGAAGATCCGCGCATCGGTTGCGGTCGAGCAGCTGCGCAAGACCCTCGATCCGTCGCAGCGGTTCGGAGCGAACGGCACGGCGACGCGATCGGCGCCGGCGCCGGTTGCTTCCGAGCTGTCGTTCGACGTGCCGGAGAAGCCGAAGGCGCCTTTAAAGCCGACCGTCATCGTCGACCCGTTCATTGACGAGGTCGCGGCCGAGAAGCTCAAACAGCAAAAGATCACCACCGCGCGCATGGAGCGCGAGGAAGCTCTCGAGCTCGGACGGTACATGCTGACCGACGATGCTCGGCGAGAGATGGTCAAGGCCGTGGCCGAGGCGTTCAAGGTCATGGAACAGGCTATCCCCGAGATGGCGAAGGCGATCGCCGCGCAGTTCTCGGTGTCGACCCATGATGCGACCCATGTGCTGCTGAAGGCCTTTCGGGACCACCGAGCCAAGAAGGCGCGCGACTTCGCCGACGCAGCGGCCGAGTTGGACGAGCATGTCGAGGACGAGCAGCAATGACCGTGCTGTTCAATCCCGAGCGGCTCGCTCTCAGCGTGCTTGCCGAGATCTGCGAGCCGCCGCCGGCAGTCGATTATCTCGACTGGGCGAAGCGGAACATCGTGTTCTCGGAGCGCATCACGGACCACCCGGGGCCGTATAACGAAGACCTGGTGCCGTTCTTCTCGGAGATCCTGCGGGCGTTGTCGCCGGAAGATCCGTGCAACATCGTGAGCCTGGCGAAGTCGGCGCAGATCGGCGGCACCATCTGCGCCAACATCTTCACGCTCGGCTCGCTCGACATGGCGCCCGGCGATTTCCTCTATGTCCACCCGACGGAGGAGAACGCCGCGCGCTGGTCGAAGACGAAGCTGATGCCGCTGGTGCGCGAGATGCCGGCGGTCGCCAAGCTGTTTTCGCAGAACAGCCGCGATGCGAGCAACTCGGTGCTCTACAAGGAACGCATCGACGGGCGCGGCGCCATCCAGGCAGCCGGCGCCAACTCGCCGGCAGGCCTGTCGATGATCTCGCCGCGAAAGCAGGTCCAGGACGACCTTGCCAAGTGGCAGATGAACGAGGCTGGAGATCCGGAAGTGCAGGCGGACAGCCGCAGCAAGGCGTTCTTCAACGGCAAGATCTTCAAGATCTCGACGCCGATGGTCTCGCCGGGCTGCAAGATCACGTCGAACTATCAGGAAGGGACGCAGGAGACCTACCACGTCCCGTGTCCGCACTGCCACGAGCTGCAGGAGCTACGCTGGGAGAACATGCGGGATCACATTGATCCCGAGCATCCCGAGCAGGCGCATTTTGTCTGCATCCATTGCGGCTGCGAGATCCACGAACACCAGCGCGAATGGATGGTAAAGCCGGAAAACGGCGCAAAGTGGGTCGCCAGGTATCCGGAGCGCGGCCGGCGCCATCGGTCGTTCCGCATCTGGATGGCCTATTCGCCGTTTGAGCGCTGGGAGAACCTGGCGCGCGAGTGGCTGACGGTCCAGGCCGGTGGCCCGGAAAACCGGGAAAAGGGATCTGGCGCCGAGCAGACGTTCTGGAATGACTGGCTCGGGCTCGCCTTCGAGGCGGACAACAAGGCGATCGACTGGGAAGTGCTCCGCGATCGCGCCGAGGACCACGGTTTCCAGCGTGGTGTCATCCCGGCCGAGGCGCTGGCCTTGGTGCTCGGCATGGACGTGCAGGGTGACCGTGTCGAGTGGCTGCTGGTCGGTTATGGCAGGAACCGGTACCGGGCCGTGATCGATCACGGCGTTGTCGACCATCGTGCCGGCAGCCACCTGGCGGACGCGAAGGAACATTCCGGCCATATCTCGGAGCCTGAAGTTCGCGCCGCCCTCGATCGGCTGCTGCAGCGCGAGTGGCTCGACGATGCCGGCCGCAAGCGCACTGCCGATCGGGTCGCCATCGACGGCAACGCCTATACCGACGATGTCTGGAACTGGGTTCGCAAGCATCCGAAGTCGCGCGTCATCATGGTGCGCGGCGGCAATACGGAAGCCGCGCCGCCGATCGTGCAGACGAAAGAGTATGACCGGAAGGGCAAGCCGAAGAAGCAGAAGTGGTCATCGCGCTTCTTCACCTTCAACGCCTCGGCGTTCAAGATCCGGCTCTATCGGGACTACAAGAAAGACGATCCGGAGCAGGCGGGCTACATCCGTTTCGCCCGCGGCTTCGGAGACGATTTCTACCAGCAGGCGACATCGGAAGCCCGCGTACCGGAGAAGACCCGGAGCGGTCACACCCGCTACGTCTGGAGGCTCTCCGAGGGCAAGCGCAACGAAATCATCGACATGCTCAATCAGAGCCTCGCCGGTGCCTATCGCTGGGGCGTGCCCTATTGGACAGATGAGGAATGGGACGCGATCGCCGATCGCCTCGGCCGCCTCGAAGCGCCGCAGCAGGGCGATCTCGAGGATCATCTGAACCAGATCGCCGTCAAGACCGAACCTACCGCCGGCCAGAGCGTCGCGGCAGAACAGCAATCGCCGCTCGTCGCTGCCGCCCTTGCGCGCGCCGCCCGGGCAGCGCAGCGGAACCGCTAGGAAGATCCATATGGCACTGACCGAACAGGAACGCGCCGTGCTTCTGGCACGGCTCGACGAAGCACGTGAGGCCTTGCACCAGATGGAGATCGGCCGCGCCGAGGTCTCGCTCAGCTATAACGGCGAGAGCGTCACCTATGCCGCGACCAACATCGGCGCGCTGCGCCAGTATGTCCGCGACCTCGAGGCGAAACTCGGCCTTCGCCGCTTCGCCCGGGCGCGCAGCCGGGGAGTGATCTTCGGATGAGCGGCGAAGTCACGATCCTCGGCCCTGACGCGAAACCGCTTTCGCCGGCAGTACGTGCGGCTGCGCGCGTGCAGGTCGCCAAGAACCGGCTGATGGCGTCTTCGGCCTATCAGGGTGCGTCCTACGATCACCCATCCTTCGCCAAATGGCGGCCGGGCACCTGGTCCGGTCAGTCGGCGCTGACCTGGTCGCGCTCCGAGCTCGTCGACCGGCTGAACGACGTGGCGCGCAATGACGGCTGGGGCGCCGCCGGCACCTCGCGCCTCGTCGACAACATCATCGGCTCCGGCTGGACGCTTGCAGCGCGGCCGAACCATGTCTCGCTCAACATGACGTTTGAGCAGGCGGAGGAGATCGCCGACAAGATCGAGGCCCTGTGGCGCGACTATACGCAGGATGTCGACAAATGGTGCGACGCCGAGCGGACGAAGACCGTGGCCGGCGTTCTCGGCCTTGCTGCGCGTCAGCGGTTTGGTCCCGAGGGCGAGGCCTTCGGTGTCATCGTCTGGCAGGACAATGCGCCGTTGTTCCAGACGGCGATCCATGTCGTCGATCCGGCCCGGTGTTCAAACCCGAACGGGCGCATGGACGAGGAGTTCCTGCGCGACGGCGTTGCCATCGACGGATACGGCGCACCGGTCGGCTATCACTTCCGCAAGTCGCATCCCGGCGAATTCTTCGCCGGCAATACCGGCCTTTGGCATTGGGAGTATGTCGAGCGGGAGACCGAATGGGGCCGCCCGATCGTCGTGCACGCCTACGAGCAGAAGCGCGCCGGCATGACGCGCGGCGTTTCCGACTGGGCTCCGGTCATGCGATCGATCAAACAGTCGACCGATTACGAGGACTATGAAAGCCAGGCGGCGATGCTGAACGCTGTCATGGCTGCCTTCATCGAAACGCCCTTCGATCCGGAAGAGATGCTCGAGGCGATGGGCGCCGATTACGGCAATGACGGTATCGCCAAGCTCTTCGGCGAAATGTCGGCCGCGCAGAAAGCCTATTACGGGGCCGCACCGATCGATTTGCCCGGCGTTCGCATCAATACGCTGCAGCCCGGCGAAAAGGCGACGCTGACCAAGCCGGAGCACCCGAATGCCAACTTCGAGGCCTTCGTCAATGCGGCGCTGCGCAAGGTCGCGAGCGCGATCGGCGTCACCTACGAGCAGCTGACCATGGACTGGAGCCAGGTGAACTATTCGTCGGCACGCGCCGCACTTCTGGAAATCTGGCGCGGCTTCACCGCCAAGAAGGGCGGCTTCGCCTCGCAGTTCATGGCACCGATCTATCGGGCATGGCTCGAGGAGGTGTTCGACAAGGGCCTGATCGAGCTCCCGGCGGGCGCCGTTCCCTTCGAACAGAACCCGGCTGCCTGGTGCCATGCGGACTGGATCGGCCCCGGCCGAGGCTGGATCGACCCGCTGCGCGAGGCGCAGGCTGCCAGCGAGCGGCTCGCCGGCAATCTCACCACGCTCCAGCAGGAAGCGGCCGAGCAGGGGCGGGACTGGAAGATGGATGCGCAGCAGCGCGCCCGGGAACGGGCCTTCTACGAACGGCTCGGCCTCGATCCCGACCCGGGCAAACCGGAAGCCAGATCGCAGGCGAGCGCCGCTCCGCCGGCCGAGCCCGGTGACGAAACCGAGGAAGAGGTCAACGGCCGGGCGTCGGCGCGTCGGCATCCTGCCGGTATCCCGAGGATCTCCAGAAGGAAAACGGCATGAGGAACTATCCCGAAATCGCCAGTCGGATGTTCGGCACGCCGCTGATGCTGCATCCGTCGAAGGGCGACATCATAGCGCGCGCTTTCGGCCCGCGCGTGCTCGGCAGCCCGGACGCGTCGGCCCAGGTTGTCGGTGGCGAAGAGATGGGGCTTCTCGGCGAGAAGCTGCGCAATGCGACCGACTGGGACGGTGAGCGCATCTATCCCGGGCCGGATCTTGTTGCGTCCGGCATTGCGCTGATCGAGATCGAGGGCTCCCTCGTGAACAAGGGCAAATGGATCGGCAAGTCCTGCGGCATGACCAGCTATGAGGGGATCAGCGCGCAGGTGCAGGACTGCATTGAGCGCGACGACATCAAGGCCGTCGTGTTCGAGGTCGACAGCTACGGCGGCGAAGTGACCGGCGCCTTCGACTGCGCCGAGCTGATCTTCGAGCTTTCGCAGGTGAAGCCCACCATTGCCGTCCTGACGGATCATGCGTGCTCGGCCGGTTATCTGCTGGCATCGCCCTGCCGGCAGCTGGTCATTCCGCAGACCGGTATTTGCGGCTCGATCGGCGTCATCTCGATGCATGTCGATATGAGCGCCTGGCTCGCGAAGGAGGGCCTGAAGGTCACCATCCTGAAGGCCGGCGAGCACAAGGCCGACTTCAATCCTTACGAGGCCATCCCGGACGATGTGCTTCAGCAGGAACTCGCCGAGCTCGAGGAGCTTCGCGTCGAATTCGCAGCCACCGTCGCGCGGTACCGCGCCGGCCGGCTGACACAGCAATCCGCTCTCGCCACTGAGGCGCGGGTCTATCGCGGACAGAAGGCGGTTGATGCCGGCCTCGCCGACGCGGTTGCACGCCCTTCGCAGGTTCTCGAAGCCTTCGAAGCTGAACTGAGCCGGACAGCCGGCAAACCCCAACATCAACTGGAGACGACGAATGTCGAACTTGACGCGTAGCAGCGCGCTCACGCGGAGCGTGCTCGCCGCGATTAGCGGCAAGAAGGGCTCCCGGCTGGAAGACGAGCGGCCGGAAGACGAGGAAGTGCTCGAAACCGAAGAGGAGGACACCTCCGCCGAGGATAGCTCTTCCAATCCGGAGAGCGAGACCGAGGAAGAGGACACCAGCGCCGAAACCGAGGGAGAAGAGACCGACGACGGCAAGACGTCGGCCAGCGCCATCCGCCGCGCCGAGCAGGGTCGCATCCGCTCGATCCTCATGCACCCGAAGGCGGAGAGCAATCCCGGCCTCGCGGCGGAGCTTGCCTTCGGATCGAGGTTCTACTCGGCCAAGGAAGCGGGTGCGCTTCTCTCCTCCGCTTCCGCCGGCGGTTCGCGCCTCGCTGGTCGCATGGCCGGAAAGAGCCCGACGCTCGGCGCCGGCACGCCGGGCGGCAGCAAGGCCACCGAGAAACAGGCGGTGATCTCCACCGTCCGCTCCACCATCCTGGCCCGTCACGGCCGTAACCGGAAGGATTCCTGATCATGGGAGAAGCAACCTTCGCTCCGAACGACTTGCTCGTTTCCGACGTGCCGGTCATCACCCGCAACATCACCATCGTCAGCGGTCAGAACCTCAAGCGGGGTGCTGTCCTTGGCAACATCACCGCGTCGGACAAATACACCCTGTCCGCTTCGGCCGCTGCTGACGGCTCGCAGACGCCCGCCCTGGTGCTGGCGACCGATTGCGATGCATCCGCCGGCGACGTCGTTGCCGCGGCTTACGCGAGCGGCGCCTTCGATTCGACGAAACTCATTCTGGGCGCCGGACACACGGCCGCTACCGTCGAGGCCGCGTTCCGCAAGGCAGGCGCTCCCCTCTACGTGCGCGTCCTGAAGTAAGCCCGAGATTGAAAGGACACCACACACATGGAAGAACTTCTCCTCTCCACCGCGGAACTCGTTGCGGTTCTGCCGCCTCGCGATCGCCCGGAAGCATTCCTGCGCGATCGCTATTTCTCCACCACGGTCCTTTCCGACATGGAACAGATCGTCTTCGACAAGATCCTGCCCGACCGTGAGCTCGCGCCGTTCGTCCATCCGGACGTGCCGGGTAAGGACTCGGCGAACCGCGGCTTCAAGGCGACCAGCTTCACGCCGGCCTACGTCAAGCCGCAAAATACGCTTCGCCCCGGCGGCAACATGATCCGCATGCCGGGTGAGCCGATCGGCGGCCGCAACTCGCCGGCGCAACGCTACGCCTATAACCTGGCGACGATCATCGACGACCAGGACCAGCGGATCACGCGGCGCGAGGAGTTCATGTGCTCGCAGGTTATCCGCACCGGCCAGGTGATCGTCGAGGGCGAGGACTATCCGACCCAGACCGTCAACTTCGGCCGCAATGCCGCGCTGACGATCGCACTCGCCGGCGCAGCGCGCTGGGGCGAGGCCGGCGTCGACCCGATGGACGATATCGAGGCGTGGGTGCAGCTGCTTTCCGATACCAGCGGCTTCACCGCTCGCGAGGTGCTGCTCGGCCCGGGCGCTGCGGGTCTCCTGAAGAGGTCGCCGCGCTTCCTCGAGGCGCTCGATAACCGGCGCCAGGACGGCGGCATCATGCAGCTGGGGCCGGTCAGCACCGGCGCGGAGAACAAGTATTACGCGGTTCTCGGCACCATCGGCGAGCTGACCTTCATCCAGTATTCGCAGCCCTACACAGTTGGCGGCGTGCGCAACAACTTCTGGCCGTCCATGGGCGTCGGGATCTTCGATCCCTTCGGTTTCATGGGCCACTTCGCTTACGGCGCCATCCTCGACAACGACGCTCTTCTCCCGATGGAGCGCTTTCCCGACATGTGGCGGGAACGGAACCCCTCGCGAACCATCGTCCAGACGCAGGCAGCACCGCTTCCGATCGCTCCGGAGCCGGACGCCAGCCTGTTCGCGCTGGTTCGCTAATCCCTAACCCCGTGTTCGTCTGCATATCCGCCAGTTTCTCGCCGGCGGATATTGGGACTTGAAAGGACGCTCCAATGAGCAAGAAAACCGAGCAGTTCAATGTGACCGTCAAGGTCGGCAAGAAATCCTACGCACCGGGTGAGCCGGTTCCGGTCGGTACCGGCGGGATCACCGCCGAGGAAGCGGAAAACTTCCGCAAGAATTTTGGCGCCTTTACCGCCGGTCCCGACGCCACGTCCGCGGCACCCGTGCCTTCCGTCGATCTCGACAAGCTTCGCGAGGCGATCGAGAAGCTTTCAGCCGACAACGACAAGCTTTCGGCCGACAATGACCGGCTGACGGCGGAGCGCGACAGCGCGATCGGCGATCGCAACACGCTGCTGAAGCAGAACGAGCAGCTTGAGACCGACAATGCGACGCTGGCTGGCGAAGTCACCAAGCTTCAGGCCGAGATCGAAAAGCTGACGGCTCCGCAATGACGCCGCGGCCCGCCATGTTCGAAAGGATGGGGCCGAAGTTCGCCAAGGCCTTCGGCAATGCCGACGCCGTGTTCACCGTGGATGGTGTCGCGAGGCCCGCCGTCCGGGTCATCCTGCGCGTGTGGCGGGAAACCGACCTGGCAGAGGAGCAGGAGCAGGCCGTCGAAGGCACCACCCATCTGCTCGCCGTGTCAGCCTCCACCGTGCCAGGTCTCGCCAGCCAGCGTGACAGCGTCGCGATCGGCGGCGCCACCTACCAGGTCATCAACATCGACGATGATGCGCGGGCCATGCTCCGCATCTCGCTTGCCGGAGACATCTGACCATGAAGACACAGGAACAGGAGCAGGCTCCGGCCGTCGCGGTCGATCCGATGGAGGACCTCTGCCAGGCGCTGTTCTCGAAGGAAGAGGGCGCAAAGAAGAAGGCCGCACGCCAGACCGCCGGCGCCATGACGCAACGGCCATGGCCGCAATTGCCGTCCCGCTTGCGCTCGGCAATCCGCTCCGACATCAGCCGCCTCATGGATGGAGGCAAGGCGCGCGCTCAGATCATCGAGGCCGGTTATTCCGCGGCTGTTGTGAACCAGGCGCTGCGCGACCTCGGCCGGTCGGTCGCCTGACGTGGCGCATCTCCGCAGCCAGATCTTCGCGGCGGTCATCGCGCGCCTCTCGGCTATTCCGGAGTTCTCCGGTGCTGACAAGGTGAAGCGCGGCCGCAAGGGCGCGATCCCGCAGGAAAAGCTGCCGGCCCTCACAGTCACCTGGGCCGACAGATCGGAGATCGTGATGCTCCGACCCTCGTCAGGGCCAGCCGGAGAGGACGGTCACGATCGGTCCCTGCCGCTCTCGATCGTCGTGCACCTGCGGGACGATGAGCCGGAAGAGGAATTCGACCGGCTTTGCGTGCTGATCGAGGCTGCGATCGCCTCGGACATGACCTTCGGCGGCCTCGCCATTGAGGCGCTGCTGCAGTCGGAACAGTACTTCGTCAACCCGCAGACCGGCATTTCCCTCCTTGCCGGTTCACTCAACTACCAGATCGCCTACAAGACGCTCGCCGCCAATCCGGAACAGGCTGCGCTCTAAACGCTCTGCATGCCGTTATCCCGAAACCGCTGCACACTTTTGGGCGGCATGCAGTAGCGCCACCACTCCCACCAGCACAAAGAGGACTTTGCCATGGCTCTCGGCCGTCAGCTTACGCTTGCCCGCTCGACCGGTGCAGGCGCCTTCACCCTGGCCTGCATCACCGAACAGCGATCCCTCGAGATCAACAACGAGGAAATCGATATCACCAAGCCGAGCTGCACCGATCCCGGCAGCAAGCTCACCCTGGCGCTGATGTATGGCATCCAGTCCATCCGTTTCAGCGGGCAGGGCGCCTTCGTCGACACCGTCACAATGAAGGCGGTAACGGCCGACGCCGTCAACCAGGTCATCACCGAGTATCAAGTCACGGTGCCCGGCGTCGGCACGTTCGAGGGCGACATGCTCGTCTCGATGACCTTCTCGGGCGACAAGACGAACGAGCTGCAGGCCGACATCCGCTGCGCCATGACCGGCGCTCTCACCTTCGTGCCGGCTGTCTAAGCGGAGAGTTCCATGTTGCCTGCCAACCCATTGCGCGGCGAGGCGGACGTTCGCATAGGTGCGATCGACTTCCGTATCGCCGTCACTTTCTCCGGGCTCGCGCGCCTCTCCGATGCGATCGGCGCCCGCACCCTCGACGAGCTCTACGGCCGCCTTCTCGGTTTCGAACCGAAGGCGGTCGCCTGCGCCGTCCGTTGCCTGATCGTAGCGGATGACGAGGATCAGCTATCGGCGCTTTCGGCGAAGATCCTCGACGACGGCAATATCTCGGCCGCCGACCAGCTCGCCTGGCGCGAGGCGGTCGAAAAGGCGCTGTCCGCACACATTGCGGCGGGAACAGTGCGGCGGGACGAGCGGACCACATCGCAGATTGCGGGAGACGCTGTCCTGGGAAAGCCCGTAAGCCCCTCCTGATCAAGGATCATCTCAAGTCGCTCTACCGTATCGCCACGAACCCGAAGATGCTCGGCTGGTCGCCGGAGATCTTTTGGAACGCTACGGCGGCGGAATTCGAGATGACCGTGGAGGGGCTTTCCGGAAACGTCCGTGGCGGGCCGTTCATTTCGCGCGAAGAGGTCCGGCGCATTGCCGCAGAGCATGGCGTTCGCCCATCGCTGAAGGGCAGTCCGAACGCGAGGACGATCGGCAGTTGATCAGCTTGGTTTCACCTAGTCGTCAGTCTTGGCAATAATGATGCCGAGCGCCGCGCCGACGACGCCGAGGCCGAAGGAAATGGCGCCGACAATCTCATTCATTGCAGATTTCGCTGCGAAAGCGACAAGTACGCCGCCGAATACCTGAAGAAGGCCTAACACAAAGATCGCGACCGCCACGTTTCCACTCCGCTGCTGTTGAACGCAACAAGTTGCACAGCGTGAGTGGAAGTCAACTGGTGGACGCGATCTTCTCCATAATTGAGGTCACCAATGAGCCGTCCCGACATTCCCGTCACGATCTCCGGTGATCCGAAGGGCTTCGAGTCCGCGCTTGCCCGGGTGCGGGCACACTCGAAGTCGACGGCAACTGACGTCGTTGCATCCTTCGGCCGGATCAAGAACCTCGTGGCCGGCGGCGCCGGTCTCGTGACCGGGCTTGTCTCCGCCGCCAGCGTCACCGCATTGCGCGACGCAGCGAGCGCGATTGCCTCGATCGGCGACGAGGCGCGTCGGGCCGGCCTCGACGTCAAGAGCTTCCAGGAGCTCAAATATGTCGCCGAGCAGAACCGTGTCGGCGTCGACGCGCTGACCGACGGCATCAAGGAATTGAACCTTCGGGCCGACGAATTCATCGTCACCGGCGGCGGCTCGGCAGCAGAGGCCTTCCAGCGCCTCGGCTACTCGGCCGAGGACCTGAAGCAGAAGCTCGAAGATCCGGCTGATCTCTTCACCGAGATCATCGGTCGCCTGGGCGAGATCGACAAGGCGGCACAGATCCGCATCATGGACGAGATCTTCGGCGGCGCGGGCGGCGAACAGTTCGTGCAGCTGATCGAGGCGGGCGAAGCGGGCATCCGCGACACCATCCAGGCCGCGAACGACCTGGGCATCGTTCTTGACGAGCAGATGATCCAGAAGGCTGCAGACGTCGACCGCAAGTTCAACATGCTTGCGACGACGGTCGGTACGAAGTTGAAATCCGCCATCGTCTCTGCTGCCGACAGTCTGGCGGAATTTATCGACGGTTTTCGCGATTTCCAAAACCAAATGAACAGCACGCTTCAGGGCAGGCAAGCCGAAATCGGCGAGCGTCGGCTCGAGATCGAGAATGAAATCCTCAAGAAGAAGGAGGCGCAGGCTCGACAGGACGAGAAGCTCTCCGATGTCGCCAGGAAGCTTGGTTTTGAAAACAGTAAGAACGCCAACCTTGCCGGCTACACCGGGCAGATAGAAGCCCTGAAGGAAGAGAGCCGAAAACTCGCGGAAGAAGAAGCGAAAATCGTCAATATCCTGAGCGATCGCCTCAAGCCGATGAATCGCCCGGCCGAGAGGACCTGGACGCCGATCCCCGCGGAAGAAAAAGGCGGCGGCCGGTCCAAGAAAATCTCTGAGGCTGAAAAAGAAAAGAAGGCGATCGACGACGTGATCGCGTCGTTGCGTGAGGAGTTGGCGATCATCGGCCTCACCGACATCGAGCGGGAGCGGACCATTGCGCTTCGCGAGGCGGGTGTCGAGGCGACCTCGAAGGAAGGCCAGCAGATCTCGGCGCTCATCGACGAAAAGTACCGCCAGCTGGCGGCCGAGGAGGCGCTGGCCGAGCAGTATGAGCGGAGCGAGGAAGCAGCCGAGCGGATGGGACAGGTCCTCGACGACCAGCTGATGCGCATCGTCGACGGCAGTTTCGATGCGAAGGAGGCGATTGCGGCGCTGCTCACCGAGATCATCAATGTGCAGACGAACGGGAAGGGGATTTTCGGCTCACTGTTCAGCGGGATCTTCGGCGGCGGAGGAGGTTCCTCCTCCAACTTCGTGCCAACCACGACGCTCGGCGACTTCCTTGGCTATGGCGGTGCGCGCGCCGGCGGCGGTGATGTTTCTCCCGGGCGCATCTACCGGGTGAACGAATATGAGGACGAGTTCTTTGCGCCGACCAGCCACGGCCGGATCATCACGCCGAGCAAGCTGTCCGGCGCGTCGGCAGAGGGCGATGGAGGCGGCGGGCGGACCGTCGTTGAGATCGTACTGAGCCAGGATTTGTTGGCCAGCATCCTCGAGCAGACCGGCGATCAGACCGTGCGCATCGTGCGCAGCAACGAGGAGGCTCGGGCAAACTATCGCCAGAATGGCGGGGAAGATTTCTGATGGCGTTTCTCATTTCTCTCCCGAGCGTGGTCTACGGGCAGGTCGCATTTGATCCGGTTCGCATCCGCGATACCAACCGCATGGAGGGCCGCCGCACCGAGACGGCCTATTCCGGGACGCCATATTGGGCCGCGTCCTATTCCGCATCGAAGCTGACCACGGCCGAGGCGGCGCTGTTCGACGCCTTCAACATGGATGCGAACGATGGCGGTGTAATCGCCGGCTACGATGCGCACCGGCCGCGGCCGATCGCCTATCAGGGCAGCAACCCACTTTCCGGCGTGAAGGCCGGCGGCGGTGTATTTTCCGGCGACGCGGTGTTGCAGTCGATTACGGATCGCAACACCATCGTCGTCTCGGGCTTGCCGGCCGGCTTTAAGCTCGGCCCCGGTGACTATGTCGAGGTGCGGAAATCGACCTTGGTGCGATCGCTGCACCGGATCACTCTTGCCGCGACAGCAAGCGCAGCGGGCGTCGTGACCCTGAAGATCCGCTTCGGTCTCGACCTGCAGGTGTTCACCCTGCCATGCAGCGTCCATTTCGAGAAGCCATCCTGCATCATGGAGATGGATGCGGGGAGCTTCAGCCTGCCGAAGACTTGGCCGAACTATAATGTGCAGTTTACCGCAACGGAGCTGTTCCTCTCATGAGCATGCTATCTCCCGAGGTCGAGGATCTGATTGAGGGCGGCGAATTCGCGCTGCTGGACCTGATCCGCTTCGATCTGCCCGGCAAAACCGTCGGCTATCACCGCGGCGGCCGCAAGTTCACCTACAATGGCTTGCTGTATCTGCCGAACCGGTATCTCCAGCCAGGTGAGGTGAGCGCCGTCGGCGTGGCCGTCACCACGCGCACCATCGTCTTCTCCAACATTCCGGTGGCCGATACCGAGGATGCGGTCGCGCGGATCGAGGAGTTCAACTACCAGAACGCGCCCGTCATCATCACCTCGCTCGCCGGCGAGCCGAACACGAGCAACGTCGTCGGGGTGCTGGTCTCGACCATCTACGAGATCGACCAGGTGCGCTACAACGAGGGCGCGGTTTCCGGCTCTGAGCGGACGCTGACGATGATGATCGATCTGCAACCGCCGGGACGATCGGCACGCGGCTCGACCGGCGTCAAGCGCTCGCAGGCCGAGCAGCAGTTCGACAATAATCCAACCGATACGGGCCTGGAGCACGTGGCGACGAACGCGACCATCCCAGAGGAATGGGGACAGGTGTCGCGCTGATCTCGATCTAGATAAGCTGCCTCCGCAGGCCGGAGAGGTCGATTGCGCTTCGGCGCGCTTCTCCGAGATCGGATACGCCATAGTGTCCACTTAAGCGTGGCGGACACTATGCACACCAGCATAGTGTCCGCCACGATTACGCCAAACGAACGGTTTCGATCGGCCCGACCGTATTTTCCAGAGCTGTTGTGTCCGGGATTGTCAGACTGGCAAGAGCGCGGCGATGGTCTTCTGATAAAGATAGCGGCAACGCGGGCACGTCAAAACGTGCCCTTTAGCCCGAAGGAGACTGACATTGCCTCGAACGTGGCCCCGGCATAATCCTTGCGGAATTCAATTTCGCCTGTCGCGAAGTTGTGACGTTCCTTGTCCCCGCGGCTGTGAAACACCCGCTCGAACGAACCGGACAGATAAAGCGAAGCACCTGGCGTCACCGCATAGCTGACGGCGACATTGGCGCCGATTGTCGGTGCCGGAGACATGTCATCCGAAAAACGCAGGTTGCGCAGCCAATGGTCGTCGATGCTCTTGATGCCGAAGCTCAGACCGGTCTGAAGGCCGCCGCTGATGGTAAGATCGCCGAGGACGTGTTCGCCGCTCAGGCTGAGGAAGCCCACCGGAATTTTTTGCCGGTAGCTTACGCCTCTTTCCCAGTCTAGCAATTCCCAACGTTTATCGCGGAACGTTTTCTTCGTAGAGATGCCTGACCCGCCATAGGCGGTCCATTTGACGTCGGTATAGCGCATACCAGCGCCGACCGCGATACTGCTGGTGTCGTTGCCGTAGACGATCCGGTCCAACTCGATCGCTGCGGCGACATAGTGATCGAGTTCGGTAAGCGGGTGGATTGAGCGGTCGCTCCAGTCTTCGCGCTCGATGATCGTCCAGTCGTAGTCAACCAGGTGACCATTGCCGCCGGTGCCGACTTTGACGCTGCCCTTCAAGCTCCAGTCGTTGTCGATCTGCCCGTCGACGCCAACCGTGAAAAGAGTGACTCCTTTACTCTCCCAGTTCAACTGGCTGATCTTGTGGTCGCCGACATAGAAAAATTCCTGCGCCTTTATGTTGGCGAGGCCGATATCGCCGAAAACGACGACGTTGCCATCGTCGGAGGAAAACAGAGCGTTGTCTGCGGCGGCGAATGATGGGGCACCGTACAGAAAACAGGAGATCGCTACGGATCTGATGGAGACGCGCTTCATAGCTGACCGCGTCTTTCGTACAGCGCCTCCGTCTTGAGCCTGAGCTTCTTCGCCTCGGATCCCCTTCGTGTCAGACTTGCCCACTTGGCAAGCCGCTGGTGTTGAGGGACCGGTGTCGTCCTGCCGTTGCGAGGCTGGCAGCTTCAACGCCTTTAGGGAATGGAAGTATTCGCAGACCATTTCGTTGTCCTTTGCTAGGAGAGTGATCGATTCGCGGAGACCGTGGAGAGCGCGGCCATTAGGCCTGCCAATGGATAATTGATAGCTGCGCCGCGCGTGCACGCGATCCAGAGTTCCTTGCCATGGCGCTGAATGCGCTCGGCGCGTTATCTCCTTTTCATAGAAGCGCCACCTACAGAATTCAAAACCCGAATCCTTCCATGAATTTGAACCTAGTCTAAATCATAGAGTATAGAACGGCTACGGAACGCCTAGGGGACAAAGCGGGTCCGCCTCCGCCCTCCATACCGCTACCTCAGAGACATTCCATGAACCGCTTCCGCATCGTCGAAGCCACGCTCACGCGTGAGCTTGCGAAACCCTATGCCTATGGATCGGCCGATTGCTTCATGCTGGGCTGCGCCTTTGTCGATGCGCTGACCAGTTCGTCGATCGCCGACACGTACCGTGGCGCCTACCGCACGCTTGCCGGTGCGCAGCGGGCGCTGCGCCGGCGCGGGCACACGTCGCTGGTGAGCTTCTTCGCGGCCGAGCTCGGCCAGCAGCCGAAGGGCGGGGCGGAAGCGCGCCTCGGCGATCTCGTCATCCTGCGGCTTGCCGATGGCGCCGAACATGTTGGCGTCTGCCTCGGCGCCCGTTTCGTCACCAAGACCGAACGCGGCCGCAGCGATCACGGCCTCGCCGACGTCATCGCAGCCTTTCATCTCGGATAATTGATCATGGCAATCTTTACAGGTATCGCCACGGCGATCGCCGGTGCGCTGTTCGGCGGCTCTGCGCTTGCCACCAGCCTGATCGGCGGCGCGCTCGCCTTCGGCGCCAAGTTCGCGATCGGCAAGATCCAGGCAGCCAAGCAGGTCAAACAGAAGTACACGGCTGTCCAGGGCGAAATCCAGTTCGGCGGCGACGTGCCGGTTGGCACCCTCTACGGCGTCGGCAAGACCAAGGGGCAGCGTGCTTTCTATGCCAAGTGGGACAAGGGCAACAAGCGCAATGCCGAGGTCTTCATCCTCGCCAACGGCTGGTGCGACGGGCTCGAGCCTTACGTCTACATGTATGGCGAGAAGTACGATCTCGTGGCGCAGGCGACGATCGGCAACGAGGTCGCGCGTTATGGTGTCCAGGGCTTCATCGACGGCGACGGCAACAGCGCAATCTCGATCCGCTTCTATGACGGCCGCCCGGGACAGGGCGTCGATCAGCGCCTCGTCGATGTGACGGCCAACCTCGGCAATAAGTGGAAGGCGACCAGCAAGCTTTCGGGCATGTGCTACGTCGTCGTCGAGCGCTACTACCATCTCGAGTTCTTCCGCGACGCCGGCAGAGGCAAGCCGGACATTGACTTCGTGCTGCGCGGCCTGCGCGAATACGATCCGCGCAAGGACTCGACGGTTGCAGGCGGCTCCGGGACGCAGCGCCTCAATACGCCGTCGACCTGGGTGCACACGAAGAACCCCGCCGTCCACCGGCTGAACTACCAGCTCGGGCTTCATGCGCTTGTCTCCGGCCGGACCTTGATCGGCGAGGGCAAGAGCCTCGGCCAGATCGACCTCGCCACCTATTTCGTGGCGATGAACGTCTGCGACACGCTGCGGGCGAACGGCAAGAAGACCTATGAATGCTCACTCTTCGTCAGCGGCGACGACGATCACACCGAGGTGCTGAAGCAGTTTGACGACGCGATGGCTGGCTATGGCCTCAACCGCCGCGGCCTGTCCGGCGTCATTCCCGGTGCACCGCAGATCCCGGTCAAGGATCTGACCGTCGCCGATATCCCGGTCGACCGTGCCAAGGACGTGCAGTTTCGGCCGTCGGCCTTCGAGCGCTTCAATCATCTTTCCGGCCAGTTCACCTCGATCCAGTCGATGTGGAACCCGGAGAGCCTGAAGCCGGTCTATGTCAATGCGGACATTGCCGCCGACGGACGGAACCGGCAGACGAGCATCGATTTCCTGCAGGTGACCGATCCGGATATCGCGCAGTATCTGCTCAATATCCGCTATCGGCAGAACCGCATGGGCGGCAAGGCGACGGTTCCCGTCAGCCGTCGCTTTGGTCTGGCGGTGCAGGAAGGCGAGTGGATCACCTGGCGTGGCAAGAGCTGGCTGATCAGCGAATGGCGGGCGGACGAGCGGCTGCGCATCACCCTGGTGCTTTCGGAGACCAGTGCGGCGATCTATGACGACGACGGCATCGAGCCCGGCCCGATCGTCGTGCCGCCGACGCCGCCGATCAATCCGTCGCTGCTGTCGACCGTGCAGAACTTCAATGTTACCGTCGGCATGATCAACGGCGCGCAGGGCTATGATACGCCGGCGCTGCTGTTCACCTGGACCCCGCCGGACGATCCGACGATCACCGCCGTGCGCTTCTTCTATCGGATCGAGGGCACGACAGAGATCTTCGAGGATCAGTGCACCTCACCCGAGGACGGCAGCTTCCGCACCACGAAGAACGTCGTCTCCGGTAAGGTCTACAATGCCCGGGCGACGATCACGACTGTGCCCGACCGGCTGCGCACCTTCACGCCCTGGATGACGACGGCGCAGCCGACCGGCTTGCAGACGCTGCTGACCGGCTTGCAACAGCTGCAGGACGATGCGCTGAACCGCTTCAAGGAACTGCAGCAGGAGATGGACGAATTCTTCCGGCCGCGCCTGGTCGAGCTGCTGGATGCTTTCTCGCTTGAGGGCGCTGTCGGTCAAATCGAGCGCCAGCAGATCGTTGCCACCATAGGTGACGCGCTGGCGCAGATCACCGAAGAGCGGCGGGTGCGCGTCTCCGAGAACGAGGCGACGGCACAGTTCCTGCGTTTTCTGCAGTCGAGCCTCGGCACCACCAATGCGCGGCTGATCATCGAAGAGACGACGCGAGCGACGGCAGACTCCGCACTGAGCAGCCAGATCACGCAGCTCACGGCGGAGACCGGCAATAATGCTGCGGCCATCCAGACGGAAGCTACCGCGCGAGCTAATGCCGATAGCGCACTCTCTACCCAGATCACCAGCCTTGATGCGGAGGTAGGTGACAATCTGGCACGGCTGATCCAGGAGGAGACCGCGCGGGCCGATGGCGACAGCGCGAATGCCACCAGCATCAATGGCGTGAGCGCTGATTTCAACGGGCGCTTTGCGCAGGGCCTGGTGAAGTTCGAAGCGGTGGCGGCGCCGACGGGCGTTGATGCCCGCTTCTCGGTGTTGTTGCGGGCTGGGACCAGCCAGAGCTTCAAGGTGTCGGGCTTTTACATTGAGCTGTACACCGAGGGTGGCGTCCAGAAATCGCGCATGGCTGTTGAGGCGGACCAGTTTCTCGTCACCTCAGGTAACAGTCGCCACTATCCGCTCGTCTACGAGAACGGTGTCCTGAAGCTCGCCGTAGCCGACATCGGTACGGTCAACTCAGGTCTCCTCCAGTCACTGAATGGCAAGATGAAAATCAACCTCAACAACGGCACGATCGAGATTTTTAGCTGATGGTTCGCACGATGATTGGCGTCGACTCGACCGGCGCAGGCTGCCTCAAAATCACGAAAAGCAACGCCGACGATCCGCGCACCACGCCGGACAGCCAGCGCTCGAAGTTTCTCTACAATTCCAAGTATCTCAACATGGAAATTGCGGACATCACGGTTTGCAATACGTTCGGGGGGAGCGGCATTCATTTGACGCCGGCGGGTGCAACACGAAGCAATTTCGAAACGCTGGAATTTGGTGGTTCCGGTGAAAGCATCTGGATTTACGATAAGTCGTTCTTCCCGAAGCTCCGGTACAACGTGCCATTGTTTGATTGGAAACAGCGCAAGGGCAACGGCAGCATCCGCTATAACCAGAATATGGTGGATTGGGAGGACAAGGGGAAATACCGGTCCGGACGCGGCGGCTCCTATTTCACCGGCAACCGTGACCAGGGAAGCTGGCTGATTAACGCAAGCGAATACCCGAACGGGACCAGCTGGAGCTCCGATTTCTGCACGGCTGTGTTCATCGACCAGCAAGACGATATCGACGCTTTCAACCCGTTCTCAACACGCTACCGCCGCCTCGTCGTTTGGGATCTCCCCGGAGATAACACGCCGATCGCCGACGCCCCTAACCTGGCGCCGAACGGCACCAAAGCCATCCGGATCGCTAACAATGCCATGAGGATCGCGAAGCCGGGGTATAACGTCGACGTCGCGACTTACGCCCAGCTCGCCTTCGACAGCACGCGCTTGCCGGTCAAGGTCATCAGGGCGGCGGACATCGCGCTTCCGTCCGGTCAATCGTTCTATGAGTGCGGATTTCCCGTCACGGATAATGTTGCGCTCGACGTGCATTTCTACACCGGCTCAACGATTATTTATCCAAACAACCCGGTGGATTTGAAATTCGGCGCCGAATACTGGTTCGACGGAACGCGCATCTATTTCAATGCGACGCAGGCCATGCGCGCCCGGTTCATGTTGTATCTGGAGGACAATAGCGCGCCCACGTCCGGGACCTACAACGTCCTTCGTCAGTTCAACGACGGGTCGCAAGACGTCGTGCAGTTACTCAGGCCCGGGGCCGCCAACCCGCCATCGTGGGCCGACATCATCATAGATACCCGCTGGCCGCAGGTGCAGATCCTGGCGGAGGGCTATTTCAACGTCACGTCAGGGAACGGCAACGTTGTCGATATCCCCTTCGACGGAGCGGGAATGTTCCCGATGGTCAAATACATGACCTATCACGGCGGCGGGAGTCTCTTCAGCATCAACGCATCCTGGCAAAACCGGGTGCGCATGCCCTTCCTGGATATCCTGAAATACGGGTATCAGGGGCAATCTCACACGGGAAACAGCACTTACTGCGAATTGACGGCGAACAGCGCGAGGTTCCGGACCTTTCGCGGCAATGTCGGCGACTACTACGAAGACGATAATTTCGAGTGGAAAACCGACGGTGCCGATCCGCCGCTAGGCATCCGCTACTACATCTTCGGCATCCCAGCTTAGGAAAATCTGACATGACCATACCCTATGTAACGGGCACGGTTTCCGTGACCGCCGGCAGCGCCGTTGTCACCGGCTCCGGGACCGCCTGGGCCACGGCACTGATTGCCGGCGGGCTCTTCGGCCTCGACAGTAGCAACGGCAACCCGGTTCCGATCCTATCCGTCGACAGCAACACGCAGCTGACACTGGCCAAGCCCTGGCGCGGCACGACGGCGGCCGGGCAGGGCTACTGGATCGTCCGCGACACGGCCTATCTGCAGCAGCAGACCGTCAATGCGCAGGCGCTCTCGACCTATATCCAGCGGCTCGACAATGCGACGCTTACCGCCCTGGCGGAGATTGCCGGCGCGGCAAACCGCGTTCCCTATTTTACTGGGCCGCAAGCAATGTCGCTTGTCCCGCTGCAAAGCAGCCTCGGTGACGCGACGGCGAACGCGTTGATGAAGGTCGGAGCGTTCGGCCTCGGCGCCTTGAGCCTTCAAGGCGGTATGCCTTATCCGAACGTCACGCTTAATGACCTGACCAACGTGTACACGGGCTTTTATTACGTCTCGGCAGGCGCGGGCCAGGGCGGGCCGTTAGACCCTGCCGGAAGTTTCGGTTCGATGATCGTTCTCCGCCGCACTTCACAAATCGCCCACCAGATTATTACGACCAGCACGGTCGGTGACCCGCGCACATTTACGCGCGTGACCATTGATGGCGGAACCACGTGGGGCGCTTGGGTTGAAAATCTGACGACAAACGATGCGGGCGCAACCGGTCTTAATATCCTGTCAAAAAATACCGTGCTCGATCTACTTAACGGTACGGGTACTTTAGGTCCAACATTTGGAGGCTCCGCCCCCGCCCCGTCTGAGGCTGGCGTGGGAATGGTCGATGGTAATTTTAACACGATCACCGTCCCCGGCGTTTATACCATTGCCGGAACATGGACTAATGGGCCAAGCGGTGCAGCCGGTTCCGGGTATACCGCTATGCTTTGGGTTATGGCTCGAAAATTCAATAATCGTTGGGTGCAAGGGCTGTTGCACGGCGGGTTTGAATATACGCGTTGGTCAAACGACGGAGTAACGTGGGACCCGTGGATAATGACCCCGGCGCTAAACGGTGCGAATGCTTGGACCAGCTCGGGGAATACGTTCAACGGTTTCACCTCATCGGGGAGTATTTTCCTCGATGCCGGGGCGAGCTATAATTCTCTCGCTCTAAGGCGGAGCGGGATGGAAGGAAGGCTAGAGGCTTCCCCTACCTCTATCAATCTATCGACACTCTCAGCGCATTCGATCACCTTCCGGATCAACAGCTCAGAAAAGGGCAGGATCGAGGAAGTCAATGGTGATTTACTATGGGGGACCACCACAACAATCGACCCGTCAACAGGGACAACAACCGGTTTCTGTGTTCGAGGGACGGGGCGTGTTTGGCGTCGGTCGGACGGTTATAACCCGTTTATTCAAGGCCGACTGACCACTGACGGTGTGTTGCAAGAGTTTTATAGCCGCTCAAACTCCAGTGTCGGCAGCATTAGCGTAACCACGACGGGGACGACCTACAGTACAACATCGGATCACCGGCTGAAAAACGATGTTCAGCCAATCGTTACATTTTCGCTTACGCCTGAACAGTTCGACATTCTGGACAATGCCGAACTGAAAATTATGGCGTTGCGTCCGGTATTTCACAGGTGGAACGACGCGCCGGAAAAAGGGGTTGTTACGGGCTTCATCGCTCACGAAGCGCAACAGGTTGTCCCGCATGCGGTCACTGGTGAGAAGGACGGAATGGTTGACATCGGACGGGAAATTATTCCGTCCTATGAAACGGAAGTCGAATTTGTCGATGAAGACGGCAACACCGTCTCGAGAACTGTAACCGTTCCGGAAGTGATCAACGAAGGTGTGCGCCGTGACGGGGTCACGGCTGGCGCGACGTTTGAGAAAACGGGTGTCGCGCCGGTTTTCCAAACGATGGACTACGGTCTGATCACTGCGGATATCGTCGCGGCGCTACAGTGCGTCATTCACAAGAACATGCTGCAGGGCGAAGAGATCGAGGCCCTTAAGGCAGCCAATGCAGATATGGCCTCGCGTCTCGCTGCGATCGAGCAACACTTAGCGCTGGCTTGAAATCAATCTGTCCTGAAGGGCAGATCACCTCCCACCACAAAGGAAAATCAGATGGATAAAACCGTGCCTCCCGGCGCGGCGATCCTGCTCGACTTCATCCGTGAAACGGAAGTCGGGCGGAGCGACCGCGCATCCTACGACGTGATCTACGGCCATAACCAGGCCAAGCTGCCGCAGCCGCTGACGACTATGACCTATGGCGAAGTCGTCGACGCCCAGAAGGGCTGGTCGAAGCGGTTCCGCTCTAGCGCGGCCGGCGGCTATCAGTTCATGCGCGCGACGCTGATCGATCTTGCGAAGCAGGTCACGTCGATCAGCGGAAAAGATGTCTTCACGCCCGATCTGCAGGACCGGCTCGCTTACAAGCTACTGCTGCGGCGCGGCTATGCCGAGTTCATCGTTGGTAAGATCAGCCTCGTCCAGTTCGCAGAAAACTTAGCGAAGGAATGGGCTTCCTTTCCGGTTCTCGCCACCACGAAGGGCAGCGAGCGCGCGGTTAGGAGCGGGCAGTCTTATTATGCCGGCGACGGGCTCAACAAGGCGCTGGTGAGGCCGGAGAAGGTGGAGGCGGTGCTGCAAGAGGTCCTCGATGCAGCCCGCCGGCCGCATGAACCGGTGGAGGAGCCGGAGGCTTCGCCGGTTTCCTTGCCTGTGCCGAAGCCCGTGCGCAAGCCCGTGCGCAAGTCCGGCCGGTTCTGGACATGGCTGCTGACGGCCGGCGGCACGATCGTGACTGGGCTGAAAGAACTGAACCTGGTTGTGCTCGACTGGCGGGTGCAGATTGCCATCCTCGTCGTCATCGTCGGTTTCGCTGTCTACGCGATCACCTCCATGCCGGCGGTGCGCGGCGCCCTGGGGCTGAAGTGATGGTCGGCTGGCCGAAGATCCTCGGCGGCGTGCTCGTGCTCGCCGCCATCACCTGGGTCATCGTCGAGATCCGCGAGGACGGTGCCCGATCCGCTAAAATCGCTATTGAGAGACAGAACAATGATCGGCCAGCCGCGCTCATTCGAAGCGCATTACGACTCTTGCCTTGCTGCTGTGGAACTTCGGGGCCGGGGAGTGCGACGGCCCTCAGAGGCATTGTCGGGACTGACCTGATCGGCGCGCGAGGCGCGACGCCGGCAGATCAGCGCAAGATCGACCGGACAGTCGTCGGCATCTGCGCCGCGGCGGTCTGGACGAAAGGGGAATGCGCGAGACACGGGGAAGGGCGCTGAATGTCGCAGAAATATTCGTCTCTGATCGAGCTGCTCAATGCCTGGTTCGGCGGCGCGGCAACGACCATGATCGGCGCGCTGGTCGGTCGGCTGATGTGGCACACAAATGAAGTCCGCAAGATGCGCCGGAAGTTCTTCGGCAAGGAGCTGCTCTGGGAGATGCCGATCGCCGTCGGCATGGCCTTCATCGGCGAGGCGCTGGCGTCGTGGCTGGCGCTGGAGCAGCCGATGGCGACTGGGTTAATCGCCGCGCTCGCCTATCTCGGGCCGCGCGGGTCCGAGGTGCTGTTCATCCGGTGGTTTGCGAGAAAGGTTGAAAATCGCTAGACGCTTTCGCTGATCGGGCTGATCTAGGCTGCGTAGCCGTGCTCCTTTCCGATAGTTGCTAGTGCTGCGAGACCCGTGGCCTCAGTTTCACGGCTTGCAGCAGAGTATCGTCGAGGGAGTCAGTGTGCGATCAAAAGGTTGGGCGCCTTCCTCGACGTCGCTTTATGGTTTACTCGCCATCTCCAAAGGTACCCGCGAGCGGTGCCCTCACGCAAAGAGGCGCCGGCGAGAAGCCGGCGCCAACCATTATCGAAATTGGGCCTCGCAGAGATTGCAGTTGTAATTAATAGGCTTTGCCCAGTTTGTAGAGAAAGTTGTCATCGTTGAATGGTACGCCCTTGCCGAACTTATACTCGTTAAGCGCATCTCGCGCTGCCTGCGTCATGGCCTCCCAGCTGATTGCAGGCTGCGTCCCGCCAATTGTCCGAGTACCCGACAGTGAAGGGTTGAGTGGAAATGGGTTCCGTTGATAGGCGACCTTCGGATGTGTTCCTCTCATGTAGGGATCTGTGTCCCGGATGTAATGGTCATGGCTCGAGTAGCTGACCGCGATAACGTGTGACTGGCTTTTACAAGCATCGGTCCAGACGACGATATTTTGCCAGCCAGATCGGTGCCCCATGTTGCCGGGCCCGTCGACGTTCATCTCCTTGGGGTAGTACCAAGCGTACATGATGCCGCACCGGTCCCCGAAGAGCGTCGCTCTGACGTAGACCTGTCCAATGCTGCGGGCGCAATGGCCGTTCATCGCTCCCGACGGCGCCAGACCACCGCTGACGTTCCCATGAGCATCCACGGCGGGGAAAGGGACACAGCCGTTGAAGACCTTGAGATATGGCTGGAAGCTCTTGAGGAAGGCGGAGACGTTCTCCTGAAATCCTACCACCTTATCGTGATCAATGACGTCAGCCGCGCGCGCCGGTATCGATAGTCCGCAAACAAAAACGAACATCAACGCGATTAGCAGCCTTCGCCCATTGAGTGAAGAGACGGGTATCATTTTGTTTCCTTTGCTGTTTTGAACCATTTCGGTCCGCAACATGAATGTCTCAACAGCATGCAAGCCCCGGGGGGCTAAATCGTGCAACATCGTGCTTGGTCGCAGGGGTGAGAGCTGAAGGAAGGGCATTGCTCGCTGTTGAGCTACTTAGATGGAAATATGACCACACGGTTCAAGGAACAATCTGTCTCGAGGAGCCGATTACGGCCAACCTCGTCAGGCAATTACAAGAAAGTTTGCGTCAGCGACGCTGACCCAGGCGACAAGGACGCTATAACGTCGTGGGGTCAAGCTCCTCCATCACTTCGCATGTAGGTTAAGGGTCTGCATGGCTGGTCGTAATTAAGGGCCTCCTGACCGGCGTCAGCCTGGGATTGGCTGCCTCGTGTGCTTCTGCTCGATTTAGCTGCGGACTTCTTGACGCCCTTCCGGCCTTCCTTGAAGCAGTTTATGTTCGTACTTAGCCTGTCGCTGGGAGCGGTTCTTGTTCAAACGACTATGGGGACGACGCGACGTCCGCGGCACCATTTTGCGCTCTCGATGCTTGGGCCGACGGGCGCGATTCCTGTTCTTTCGATCATCGATGGCGAAACGACACCCGGGAAAGCTCCCCCATGCAGCTTGCTACATGGGGGGAGCAGGAAAGAGCGGAATTTTTATTCCGGCGTTTCAAAGATTTCGAGCCTTTGGCCATCGACAGCGGCCACAGTGTAGGTTCGCGTCGACCACGCGGCGCCGCCACAAGTCGCTCCAAAAATGGAATATGTAAATCTGGTGCCAGGATGTAACCCCCCGAGGTCCATATGGGTCCCGTCAGCGGGAGTGAACTGCCGCGTTCCCGTCGGCAAGTAAAAGCGAAAACAACGCGTCACGTTCGTTCGGTTATAAGCTTTTACCATCGAGCAATGTGTACCATTATCATTGCATGGCTGATTTTGCGCAAAGGCAGGTGAGGAGATAGAGGCGGCGCCGAGCGCGACTAAACCTGCGCCCGCACCAGGCTGGGACAGTGAAGCGGCTATCGCTGCCAACAGCCCGAACCCCGCCGCGAGCTGGGAAAACTTCTTCATATTAGACACTCCCTTTCTCATACTAGGACGTAGAGAAGAGTCCCTTTTCCAGGGACGTTCGGCAGAAGCCGGTGTTTAAAAGGCGTGGCGAGCGCCATTTTCAGCGCCCTAACCCCGGACTGTGCAGGATCATTGGTCCTCCATTGAGTTGGACGTTGGTGAGATTCGGATCAGGTAAAGATGCGCAGGTAGAAGGGTTCATCGCCCGGGGTATCGAAGGAGCCGAAGACCTTGGTGATTATGGTCTGCGTTCGCTTGTTTGAAAGCGCCAGCGACGCAGAAAGCTGCGTCGCAGCGATACTGAAGTCCCCCGAATGACCCTCTTTCACATTTTGGCACGTCAGAGACACGTGAACCTCAGCAGTGTCGGTTTGGTCCAGAACGAGGCAGTTGAACGCTGTCGGTTCCCCGTATTCGCTCAGATAGGAAGTGACCGGTTTTGCCAGGTTCGGCGCGTGACCTCCACCAACGACGCCGACGCAAATCGACGCCAGAGCGCCAGGCAGATCGCCGACCGGGATAATGCGGTTTAACGTTTCGGATTTGATAGCACTTTCCACCTGGCTTGGAACCATTTGCACGGCATTCTGCCAGGTGCCGGGGTCCAGCTTGCGCGATGGGTCTTCCAACAGTTTCTGGATCAAGGCTGAGCAAATCCTCTCTGCTTCGAGAGGGCTGTCGCTCTTGGGTCCGATCACAACGAAAAGTCCCGCAATTGTTTTGGCGAACGTGTTCATGTCGGTTTCCTTCCTGGATGGGAATGGGCAGCCCCACCGCCACGCCGCGATAGAGCTTCCGCATGACAGGGGTCGCCGGGTTGCCCTGTGGCTTTGGGGTCCCGGCCGCACCTTTGCTGGTGAGCTGCGATTTTCGCGATTGAGCTGGATAGTTCAGACCGGCTGCCCTTTGAGGTCCTTGTTCTTACCTCCGTTGAAGAAGTTCTTGGATCTCGTGAACTGCGCGGTGGAATTCTCGTTCACCAGTTCCTGGAAGTTCTCGTAATCGGGGCCGCCCTTGCGGATGCGCCGGGTCTGAATGAGGTTGGTGACCTCCGTGTAGTCCATGTCGATGTTGAAGTATTGTGTCGACGAGCAGGAGGATTTCAGCTCAAGGAAATTTCCCTTGAATTCGATCTGCCTTAAGACGATGGCGCCATAGTCGAAGTATTCCCCGGCGCGGTTATCGACAAGATAATTTTCAAAGGTACACGTCGTCACCTTGTACCCTTGCGGCTCCCTTTTGACGCTGAAGGCGAGGTCGCCCATGTTGGTCAGGAACTTCTGAAAGTCCGTCAGCAGAGATGCCCCCTCGGAGACGATGGCATTTGCGAGTAGCCCCAGGAAAGTGCCCGAGATGGATGTGCCGGTAACTTTGTTGGAGTAGCTCTTCTGTTTTTGCGCTCCGATCGAAAGATCGGGAAGGTGACTGACGACGTCCGTCCAGGTGTTTATATCCAGCTTTTTGTCGTCGATCTTGGGATAGTGAGTATACATGTAGTCGTGGATGAGACCACCCATTGCCAGGAGATTGTCCCCGTTTTCGTTCATGATCCTGCCCCATTTCGGATCATCGGATGCCTGGCCAAATGTGTGGAACTGTACCATGCCCTTATCGTTCGCGATCGTATCGTCTTTTGGGGCGGCGGCATCGAGCCGAGCCAGCACTAGCGGTCTGGCCTGAAAGAAGGCGCGGGCCGTGTCGTAGCCTATTTTCGGGTAGCTCTGTTCATTGTCCTGGGGCGTGAACATGACGTCCTCCTTTGAAATCTGAACATTGCTGCGAGGCGGTGAACGCCCTCGTCAGCTTAGGCTTGCCGATGCCCCGTTTGAGGCAGAAAGCTCTTTGGGCTGCCATCTCGTTTCCTCCGTTGTTGGGGCATTCTGTTGTTCGGGATGAACAACAGAATGCTCGCCCATGGGGTGATCCAGCAAAAGTTGTGCCAAGCCGCAGGAGTGAATAAAATAAAGCTAATGGCTTCTTTTTCAGATAGTTAGATCTGGAAATTGACTACAGGGTGAGGAACAATCTGTGTCAAGGATCCGACAAAGGCGACGGACCATGTCGAGTGGCCGCGGCAGTCATTCCGCTCGACGCTGGCTTTCTCGACGCTGAGGTGATGGGCCGGAGAATGCCGCAGTTGCAATGGCGCTCACGTTGAAGAGGGCGGCGCATATCGAGTCGCCCGGCGACCATCATCGGATGGACGCGAATTCCGCAGAATAGGCATCCGCTAGATTAGAGCCGCTCGTCGCTGGCCGACTTTCCGAAGAGATTCAGGCAGATGGCGACGAATTCCTCCGCCTGGCCTGCGAGCAGGCCTCGAAGAAGGCATCATCGCCAAGCACGTCGAGAACCCTATTGCTCCGGCCGCGGTGACTGGTGGCAGAAGATCACTTGCAAGCGCCGCGATAGCTTCGTGGTCGTCGGCTTCGAGCCGTCGACGGTTCCCGGTCATCTCGGAGGGCTGCTGCTCGCCGCGCGGAAGGGCGAAGAGGTCGCCTATGTCGGCGGCTGCGGTACCGGCGGGACTGTCAGGAATTCTGTGCGGTGGGCCGATTTCATCAGTTGAAGAACCGCTCGCCAAAGATGACGGCGAACTGTGTCTTTGCCTCCACCCATTCCCGCGGCGCCCGTTTCCATTGCTCGGCCGCGTTGTTAAGAACGAGATATAACAGCTTCATCGCGGCTTCGTCACCAGGGAAATGCCCGCGGGAACGCACAGCTCGCCGAAGCTTCGAGTTGAGGGCCTCTATTGCGTTCGTCGTGTAGATGATGCGGCGGACCCCTTCGGGGAAGGCGAAGAAGGGAACGACGTGTTCCCAGTTGCGCCGCCAGCTTTGAGCGATAGCGGGATATTTCTGGCCCCAGTACCCTTCCTCGAAGGCCTCCAGCGCCTTCAGGCCCGCCTCGGCATCTCGGGCGCGGTAGACGGCCAGGGCGACATAGACGGCTTTGTTGCGTACGAAGCCCTCGTCTCTGATCTTGACCCGGATGGCGTCGAAAAACACGAGGGGGTAGCAAAGCTCGAGCGGCCGGTTTTGCCACTCTCCGACGGCCTCCAGAACCGTATCGGTCACCGCCGAGATCAGATCCGGCGACACATCGATGCCGTAGAGCTCTTCAAGATGCCCCTGGATCTCGCGCACTGTCATACCACGGGCGTACATCGAAATGATCTTATCGTCGAAATCGGGAAACCGGCGCTGATATCTGGCGATCAGCTTTGGGTCGAAGGTACCCGCCCGATCGCGCGGGATGGTCAGCGTCATCTTCGATGTGCCAGTCAAAACCGTCTTCTTGGAGGAACCGTTGCGCCTGTTGGCGGGGCCGCCCTCCAGGCGCTCGACGTCGAGATGGTCGTCAAGCTCCGCATTGAGGATGCGCTCTGAAAGCGCCTTCTTCAGATCGTCCAGCAAACCGTCCTTGCCGAAAACCTCGGATGGATCACGTCCAGCCAGGAGCTGGTCCAGAAGTTCTTTCTCGATAGCCATGTGATGTTTCTCTCCTTTTCATCATCATGGCCCACCGCACAGAATTCCTGACAGTCCCGTAGGCTGGTCACATTGTCCACATTTACGAAACTTCACATGAAGATGTTTCTAGTCTGTGGACCAACCGCTCGAAGACGTCGCCTGAAAACACCGTTTACGTCCAACTTACGACACAATCGTCACCTTTGGCGGCTCCGCGACACACATTCCTCTTCGCCCGATCCCGCATTTTCCGCTCACCTCTTTGAGATAGCAGCGAATAATTGTTCGTCAGCTCAATCGGCCGACTTGGCACGAATCTTGAGACGCCTTCGGGAGGCGCGAGAGGAGTTCATCATGCCCTTGACCAAGACCAACACCAACAACGCAATCCGGGGAAGAATTACCCCGAACGGCAAGCAGGAGAAGGACTGTCAGGCTGTCATTGCAGAAATCACTTTCGCCGATCTAGGACGTGGGGCTGGCACATTGCACACCGTGGGCGGTGCCCGCGTCGACATGCAAGGACCTACCAAGGAGGGTGCGAACATCCAAGTCCAGATCGGTAAAGGTACGGTCGCTGCTGCAATCATCTCCAACTCCGTGCAACAGACGACGGATCCCGCCAATCAAAGGGGAGCGGCCAACGCCACCATCTCGGTGCTCAATCAAAGCATGGACAGTGGGACGGTCTGGGAACTAACAGGAACGCTTCCATGACAGTCCAGAGCGGTTCATGACTTATCGGAATCTGGTCGGGATTCGCAAATCAGCGGAATTGTGATTCATGATGGATGCTGGAATGGAGGCCAGCATCCATGACGCGACCTTATCCCGGCGGTGTGTATCAATGGAGTCCACGATTTCACGAGACAAACCGCCCAAATGAAATTTGGAAGGGCGCCACCAGTTGAGGCAGGGGCGGCTGGACACTCTTCTCAAAAGCATAATTAAATTGTTGGACGAACAAGTGTCCAGAAAATCTGTAACCTGTTGACTTTATAGAATTCAGGTAGCCCGGCATGGGGCACCATTTTTCACTTGCGGTGGACCGGCGAACGGACCTCGGGTGGTTGTTCCTTCTGGGTCAATTTCCAGATCTAACTATCTGAAAGAAAGCCATTAGCATCATTTTAGTCGCTCCTGCGGCCTGGCACGACTTTTGCACGATCACCCCCTGGAGACGCATTCATGACAACGGTTTGAAGCACGTAAGGAAGAGGACGATGAAATGAGCGGCGGAAGAATTGCTACGGTTTTTGCCATATGCACGTCGTTATTACTCGGAAATCTGGCTCTGCCGCAGGACCTCTCCTACACTCCGGTGCCATCCGGCTTTGACTTCCCGGCAGATGAGCGCGTCTTGCTGGATGCCGTCAGTAGGGGCGATGAGGAACAATTGCGCACGCATGCGTGGAGGGTATTTGCAGGATTGACGCAAAAAACTCGGCAGAACGATCCGAACAGTGAAGCAGTCTGGGAAACCTGGTACACGGGCGATGAGGTTTTCTCTGCAGAAACGGGCGTACAAAAAGGTCTCAGATCTCTGAAGAGAGATCTCGTCGCGCCACGTCAATTCTCCCCGCATGGCGGTGCACATTTGAAAGCGGCCGGAGAGTCCCAACTATCATCCACCCTGTTCAATCAAGAGCTGAAGGATCATACCCGGTCGGAGAAGTTGCACCTTCATAGAACGATGAAAGCCATCAACGACGGCTGGCCAGCGCAAACCCCGGTCGAAAACCGGAAGGTGAAGGATTATCCACGCGGCGCAATGTCACTCAAATTGGTGTGGATGCCAGTGGCGAAGAACGGCATCACCGCGATCCCTACTTGGGACGAAATGCCAGTGACGGACGTTGCCGGGGCTTTCCCCCCGTCATCCTGGAAACGTCGGGTTGCCGTGGATCCGAGCCGAAGTTCCGTTCCCGAGGGCGAACTAACCGATCTGCCGGGATTTCCCGGATCAAGGGTTGTCCCGCTCACCGCGTTTCATTACTTCAAACTCGACGCTGAACAAGCAGCGAGGTTCGGCCGCGACGAAGGCGACTATGCTGTCTTGGTGGCCATGCACTACACAACCAAGGAGATCCCAAATTGGTTTTGGGCTACGTTTTGGTGGCATGACAGGCCGAACGACGGGCCCTATGCAGCGGACCGGCTCGATGACACCAAGATCAGGGGACCCTGGCGAAATTACCTGATGGATATCGCCTATGACATGGATCTTCCCAAAGAGACAAACGGCACGCCCAACGCCGTCTTCAACCCTTGGCTCGAGGCCCACTTTGAAAACGGCGTCAATTCGAACTGTATGACCTGCCACCAACGTGCCATCTGGACTGAACCGGACGCCACTTTCCTTCCCATCACAAGGGGGGCTGCGCCTGCAAATGATCCCATCTTTCGAAACAGCACAAAGGTAGATTTTCTCTGGTCACTGCCGCTTGAAGGGAACAATTGATTGCGCGGACAACCAAGGTGAGACTCAGCGTCAATCAGGATGAGACTCGGCGGCGGGGGTGTGAACAAGGGAGGGCGTAGCCCGACCGGAGTTACACCCGGCTGTTGTGCGCGTCAACGTCACCTTCGAGCGCGGTCTGCTCGGGGCAATCGACGAGGCGGCGAAGGATCGCTCTCTGACCCGCTCGGCCTTTCTGGCCAATGCCGCGCGCCGCGAGATCGAAGGCGCGCACTAACACAATCTATTTCAAATAGATGGCGCGATTTTAATCCCCGATCAGCTACGGCAGACCGCCGCAGTTATTAGAAAACCCGCACGAGACGATACGGGACGCGGCGAGAAAACCCGAGAACAAATAGGGAAACGAGCGTTAGAAAACCTGAAACGTTTCAAAACGTTAATTGGGCCCTCCGGGACCACCACTACTGTTTCGCTGGGGCGACGATGTCCAACCACTTCCAGCCCTCGTACTTGTCACCGCGCTGCTTGATGTGAGAGTAGCGTTTCAGCGAATTCCAGGAGCGGTGGCCGGAGACGGTGGCGACGTGGGGAATATTCCAGCCAAGCTCAAACAGTCGCGAAACGCCTTCGTGACGCAGATCGTGGAAATGCAGATCCTCGATCCCAAGAAGGCTGCACGCTCTGGTAAAGGACGCGCTGACGCTCCTCGCCTCGTAGGGGAAGATTTCTTTTACCTTGGTGCGTGGCATAGCAGCGATTATGCGAATTGCTTCCGGCGGTAGATCGCACCACACGTCGTTACCGATCTTCTCGCCTGGATTCTTCATGTCCCTGACGAGCACGCGCTTGTTTTCGTCCTCATAGTCGGACCAGGTGATGCGGGAAATCTCCTCCTGACGGCGGGTCGAGAAAATCGCGAAGGCGATCAGCCGGCGCATGGGAATGTGTGCGGCGTAGCGGGTCTCGCGATCGCTGTAATGCTCCATCAGCTTCCCAAGCTCCTCGAGCGTGGGGCGACGGTCGCGCTGCGTTGATTTCGCTATTAGGCCTAGACGCTTCAGCACAACCTGGGCGTCCTCCATCGCCGAATAGTCCAGATCGATCTTCCACGCCGGCCGAGCGATTGCGAAAATGCTGGACAGGTGCGAAATGTAGTTGCCGACCGTCTGGGGCTGTCGCCCGTGAGAGAGCTCCGTGGCGAACTTGACGATGTCGGCGCTCTCAATTTCCTTGCATGCCATGTTGGCGATTTCGAACTCGTCCTTGATCTTGGCGAGCACCTGCGCCTTGGTCCGGCCGATCTTTTTCTTGCTCTCTTTGATATAGCGATCGATGGCGTGGGCGAGGGTGGAATTCTCTTTCAGGCGGTCGATGGCGCCCGGTTCCCTTAGCTCGGTTTCCCTCTTCTTTATCCAAGCGGTTGCCACTGCCTTGCGCTCGAACGTCTGTGATTCCGAATGGACGACCACCTTATCTCGCTTTAAGCGGATCTGCGCTGTATAAGATTTCTTCCCGTTCTTGCTTTTTCGCTCGGTTATCGTGCCCAT